TTGCTGGTGTAGATCAGTGGTTCGTCATTCATTTTCTGCCTCCGCTTCAACTGGAATTATCGCCACCGATGTCGCGCCGGTTGGGCGCCCATTCTTGCCGATCTTCAGATTGATGTCACGCGGCGCCGCGATAGCGTCCGCCATATCCTCGATTGCTTCGACTGTCAGGCTTTGCAGTTGCGCCAGCGTGGCCGTGTTCTGCTTCAGCGCATCGACCATGGCCTTTTGACTTTGTTCGAGCACCTTGGCCAGTGCGCCATCGTCTTCCTTGGGTTCGGCTTCTTTCTCAATTGCCGTCGCTTCTTCGTGCGCCTTGAGAGTGTCGTTCAGCTTCATCTCGTTGCTGTGCTGCTCAAATTGCAGTTCGAGCTGCGCGATTCGAACGTCCTTGGCGAACAACTGTTTCTTGCTGTCAATATCTGCCGCCTGAGCGTCCAGGCCGGCCTTGGCTGCCTTGATTTCACTCATGGCTATCTTGACTTGATCTTGCGCGACGGTGTTCTTGGTATCGAGCTGCTCTTGCAGGTCTTTGATGACGCTCGTTGCTTGTTCTGCCGCGCCCGCAAGCTGCTGAATCTGCTGCGCTTGGGCATCCATCTGCGCTTTCACGCCCGGTGGGATGTCAGTGTTCTCTTCTTCGTTGTAAACGGCCTGAACATTCGGCGGCAGCAGGGCAATTGCCACGCGGCTGATCTTGTCGGCCTCTGGCATGTCGTGCATCTTGACGATCAGCGGGGCCAGTGCAGCACCCAGGGCAGGATTGCCGCTGCTCAGCTCGGTCAGGCGCGCGCTGGCTTCCTCGCGGATCGTAGCAAATGCAGGGCCGATCTTCACTCGCACATCGTAGGCGCCCACCGCTGGGTTGATGGCGATGATCTTGCCGTCCTTTTTCTTGACGGCGCTTTCCATGGTCGGGTCGATATCGACGGCGCTTTGCTCGCCATCCTCCCCAAGTATCTTGGCCTGCCTGCGAGTATCGTAAATCTGCGGAATCATGTTCACGATGATCCGGCCCATGTGTTCCATGGAGCGGCGCAGATTGTCGATGTAATGATAGTTGGCCGTGTCGCCTTCGCGCTGGTCTGCCAACTTTGCCCGGCCCGATACCGCATTCGACGGCATGCCAAGGCTTGACTTGTTCATGCCAACCGAGGCTTCCATTTCCTGCGCGCCTCGGGTGTTCCCGTTTGTGAACGCGAGCGGGAATGCGGGCGGTGCCAAACGCTGAGGAGGAGGAATAGGGCCTTGCCCGTCGATGTCTTCAAACGTCAATGCGCTTGGATTGCCTGTGTTGAGCTGCTTCCACTCATCCTCATGACCAATCATCGCACGGGCGGGCATGATGAACGGAGCCTTGGGCTGCACCATCATGGCTTCGGTGATGGCGCTCGCTTCGTAGTTGTGAAGGCGCTGGCCATCCATCATGCGGCGCACCATGCCGCACAAGTAGCGCTTGCCCTCAACCCATGTTTCGTACCCGAGAACAGGTATCAGAGGCACCCACACGCTGGGGAATGTCGTCTCTTCCAGGGTTTCAACGCCTGTCATCTTGCACCACTTTACGATGCGCTTTTTAGCCTCGAACTGGTCTTGGACTGGCGGTCGGTAGTTGAGCTGCTTGGCCAGCGCCCAATACTCTTCTTCGGTGACTGTCATGCGCCCGCCATCAGGGCCGGCAATGGCTATGAGGTTCTGCTTTTCTTCGACGATTTTGAAGTATTCCGCTACTCGAATGCCGTCTTGGCTGAACCAGCCCTCGGAATCCCAGCTTGACTTTTTGGCCTTTGGATATGCGCGCTCAAACGCTTTGTCGGTCAGCGTTGTTTCGGCAAAGCCAAACATCGAGTCCGATCCGTCTGGCTCTGTGCTGTTAGGGTCCAGGCACACGCTCATGGGGTCGTGCACGCGCTGGATGATTATTTCCTGCTCGTTGCTCTCGGAGCGGATTACGCGCGGCAGAACGCGCAGCCAGCCCTGTCCTACCCGGGCCGCAAGCTCCAGCGCCATGTCATAGGCAATGCCTGCCCGACTGGTGTATTCGATGTGCCGGATGATGCCGTTCAGGCGCTTGGCAACCTCGATATCCGCGCGACTGTCGGCCGGCAGGGTCTGGATGCTTGGCTTGTTCTGCCGCGCATCGTTGACGATCTGCGCAATGAACTGGTTCGTGCGGTCCAGCGTGAGCATCGGGCGTCCGCGCCGAGCTGTCTTTGACCAGTCATCCCACTGCTCCGGCATGGCCGGGTTAGAGAAGCGCAAATCCTCCAGAAACCGGACCTTTTGCTCGCGGATCGCCTCTTGTGCGTCGGAGTAGTTTTCCCTGGCTTGCTGAAGGATGTCTTGCTGTGCCATTCGGGTGAGCGTTAGTGCGCGCTCACTCTAACACAGATCAGCCAGCCATCCAAGATTGCGGTGGCTCTACGTGACGCTGCGGCTTCTTTTCCTTCTTCCCGCTCACGATCCCCGGGAACAGTTCTGTCAGCGCCCAAATCAGCGCATCGGCCCGGTTCGGACTTTTGTCGCCCAGGTAGCCTACAGTTGAGAATGCGACTAATTCGTCTTCAAGCTCTCGAAAGTAGCCCACATGGCGCACCTTGCCTTGCTCGTACAGGGCACTGATAGGCTCAGCTCGCACGGCCTTCCCGCGCGTAGCGGTCACTGACTTGTACGGAGTGCGCGGGCGTGCCGTCTGGATCGTGTGCTGAACCATTGCACCGCCGTAGTTGATCTCACCGACAACCACATCTGCCGCATGTCGGTCGTATGCATCGGTTGCAATCTTTCCCCAGGTTGCAGGGCCGGCCTTGACGGTGCAGTCTTCGAGCAAGTACGCATTGCCATCTTGCCCTAACGCAGCAACGCAGATGCCAATCGCATCATTGTCCGCGTTGTCCACATCCCCGCTACCACTAGGATCGACAGCCACAACCACCCGGACGAAGTCGGGCAGGCTACCGCCCAGTACCCGCCAAGTCTCGATCGTTTCATCCGAAAATAGAGCGTTGGGTGTCGCATCGGCGAATTCTCCGTCTAGGAATCGTTTCCTGAGCCTCGCGCTCAAGTGGGTCAGGGTGTCCAGATACCCGGCGCTGACGTTTTCCACGTTGTCGGCCGGGTTGATCTTGAACCAAGCGTAGTCGGCCTGGTTGTTCAGCGGGAGCTTGGTGTCTGGGTCCACTTTGCTCACGAACATCTTGTAGGACCAGTGCGCCTTACTGGGCGGATTCTCATCGTAGTACATGCGCGGCTTGAGCGGCCTGGGCTCTCGGCCCTCGATTATCTGCATGACGTGCTGGGCAAGGCGAGTTACCGCAATGTCGCGGCTACTCTGCGGGATTTGGCTGCACTCGTTCAGGTAGATGGTGACGAACTCCATCCCGAGAATCTTCTCGGCCCGCTCTTTGTCGTCCAAGCCACCAAACCAGATTTCGGAGCCGTTCTCGAATGTCGCAACCAGGTCTGTTTTGTTCAGGTCGTACTTCACACCCGGGAAAGCCAAGTCCATGACCTTTGGGAATGTGTCCTGCACTACGCTGCTTTTGCAGGCGTTGAAACGAAACCTGAAGATTGCATGCCGGCTCTTTGGGGCCTTGAGCGCGCGGAACACGATGTTTCGCACCAGCAGGAAAGTCTTGCCGCTGCGGCTGCCGCCTACCAGCAGGATGTGCGTTGCTTGCCCGGCAATGACTGCCTGGGCTTCTTCCTGCTTGGCGGTCAGCTTCAAAGTGCTTCGTCTGCGCCACTGGCAACGATTGAGAATGCCTTGCCGTCCATGTTCCCAAGCTCAACTGCCTTGATGTCGCGCCAAGTAGCGCTGCGACGATTCTTGAGCCAGAAGATGGCTGCTGTCGTGTCGGGCGGATAGACCTTGCGGATAGGCGTCATCACCAACTCTTGCCCGATCACGCGAATGTCAGTCTCGTCGTGCTCATAGCCCATCGCCCGCTCGAACAGCCTGCGCTCTACCCGATCATCGGCTTTGTCCTTGGCGTCTTTTATGGTCACCGAAAACTCGGGGTGGTCCTTTCTCCACTTTTCTATTGTGGATACAGCCACTTCAAAGAATGTCGCCAACTCAGCGTCTGTTGCCCCTAGCTCGCATAGCTTCCCAGCTTGCGCAACGAACTCGGGTTTAAACTTGCTTGGTCTTCCGCCTGCCATGTTAGTGAATGCTCACTGACTCATGCGGGAACGCCGCAAGTCGTGTGCGCATCATAACATCCCAACCACAAACAGCAACGCCCAGGTAGCTAGCCTAGGCGTTGGTGCGGTCACACTACAGCGGGCGCTCCACTTGGGGAGCGGCAGAGTCCGGGTTTGTGATCTTGCGCATGCAAGTATTATGCCACAGCTAGAACTGATGTTCCACCGACAAATGCAGCACCGAGTCCTTGTGCATGCCCGGAATCCACCACAGCCGCGCCGGGCCGAACTTGACGCTCGGGGCCAGCATGGGCGCCAGCTTGTGGCTGGTCATGCCCTCGACCCAA